GTTATACGGCAGATGCGGTGAAAATTCTTGCTTATGAGGGAGTTCCGATTGAGGTCGAATATCAGGAGCACGTTCCTCCCGACGTGAATGCGATCAAGCTGTGGCTGACAAACCGTAAGCCTAAAGATTGGAAAGATCGTCAGACGGTCTCCGGTGATCCTGACAATCCCCTTGTGCACGAAGTTCGTGGCATGAGGGCTGTGCGGGAAGAACTATACGGGGAAGCCGCCAAATCCTAACAGCATGTTGATTGAAGATGCACTTCGGCACGCATCCGATGCTCTATCTACCAAAGGGTCAATGTGATAAACTCCGGTTTCGATTTCAAAGCACGTGCGCTACGGCGCGTAAACCATGCCAAGAAACAGAGTGGTTGGCGTGGATTCTGCCAAGGATTTTGGTCGCACACTTGCTAAGCGGCGCGCCCCTTCGGCCGGACTGTGCCGGAAACGAGCTTATTTTGTGGGTCGGAAGGGTTTGCGGGGTAGTAGCGGAAAGGCAACGACCGGAGACTGTGCCTATAGGATCTGGAAGACCTGACCGTGAGCCGCCGGCACAGGCGGCAGCCCCGCCAAAACAATGCCTTGAATGTGGCGCTCTGGGTGGGCACCAAAAATGGTGCAAGACAAAATGAGCGCCTCCCCCAAACTCAACCCTGCATTGGCTTCGTTCTGGAGTACGGAAGCCACTGGCCGCGTGCTATACGGTGGACGTATCAGCTCGAAGTCAACTGATGCGGCCGGGAACGCGCTCATCCTGGCAAAGACCGGAAGGCTCCGGTTTCTATGTGCTCGCCAATTCCAAAACAAAATAGCTGAGTCGGTATACACCTTGTTGCGATTGCAAATGGAGCGTTTTGGGTGGACCGATGAATTCGATGTAACCGACCGGCGTATTGGGCATAAGCGAACGGGCGCGGAGTTCATCTTTTACGGCCTAGCTAGAAACCTACAGGAAATCCGCTCACTCGAAGATATCGATGTGACCTGGATTGAAGAGGCGCACTTTCTCACCAAAGAACAGTGGGATGTTCTCGAAGCCACGGTAAACCGCAAAGAGGGATCGGAAATCTGGCTGATCTTTAACCCGATGTACGCGACAGACTTCGCCTTCCAAAGATTCGTCGTCAATCCTCCCGAGGGCTATATCGTCCGCAAGATCAACTACGAAGAAAATCCCTTTCTTTCCGATACAGCCAAGCGGATCATCGCTCGATGCCGCGCTGAATCGGAGGATGACTACCAGCACATTTATCTTGGAAATCCCAAACAAGACGCAGAGGGCGCAGTCATCAAACAAAGCTGGATCGATGCGGCAATCGATGCGCACCTGAAAATCGGTTTTCAGGCTCAAGGAAAGCGCACCATCGGCTTCGACGTAGCAGATGACGGAGAGGACGCCTGCGCAAATGTATTCGTTCATGGAAGCGTGGCCCTTTGGTCTGACGAATGGCGCGCACGGGAAGATGAACTGCTCAAATCATGCACTCGAACCTATCTGGCGGCGTTGGAACGCGATGCAGAAATCCGCTATGACTGCATCGGCGTAGGAGCATCGGCAGGCGCGAAGTTTGACGAGCTGAACCAGGTACGCGACAAGCATCTGCGACGGCGCTATGCGAAGTTCAATGCCGGGGCTGCTGTCGAGCGACCCGAGGAATACTACGTCAGCGATAGACAAGATCGCATCAAGAACAAAGATTTCTTTGCGAACCTCAAGGCTCAGAAGTGGTGGAACCTAGCAGATCGCTTTCGCAACACATACAATGCCATCAATCGCGGAGAGAAGTTTAACGAGGATGACTTGATCAGCATTTCTAGCGACATGCCACATTTAGAAAAGCTCAAGAGAGAGATGTCAACTCCGAAGCGCGACTTCGACCGCAATGGTCGCGTCAAGGTGGAGAGTAAAGAAGACCTGTCGAAATCCACTCGCGTAGGAGGCTCCGTACCCTCTCCCAATCTTGCTGACGCCTTTGTTATGGCTACAGCATCGCCCGTGTCTTCTGGGCTCAGAGTATCAACTGCCGCCATAGAAGCGGCTTCGAGGGCGTGATGCGAAAGAGGCGCAGCGAAGAGGAGTTGCTCACCGAACCATTGCCGATTATGTACGAGGCACATCAAGTGCAACTCGTAGACGGTATTCGCAGCAGCTTCCCAGATTGGAAAGGATCGAAGAGTTTCGACTACCGCGGCGGGTGGACCCGGTTAGGAGACTTCTTTGCGGAGGGATATTTCCTGCGAGACGATATGCGGGAAATGGTGCATAATCGTTTTGGAGTGAAGGTGTAATGAAGAAACCTGCTACGTCAAACGGCATTCGCCGCGCCCTGCTTCATGTCCTTGAGGATTCACCTCGCCCGCACTACCCAATCAAGGAACCATTCATTCCGAGGGGCGTTGTTCCTGACGGGATAAAGCCGCAAGTTGCGACAGATGCGGTAGCGTATGAATGTGCGCGTCTGGCAATGGACGCTAGCCCTGGATTCGGCTCTCAGCTCTACGCCTACAGCAACATCGAAGGGTTCCCTGGTTACCCATACTTGATGTTGCTGGCTCTACGCGTCGAATACAGAAACATGGCGACGGCCCTGGCAAGCGAGCGCACGCGTAAATGGATCACGCTGAACAGCACATCTGCGGATGACGACGCAAACACCAAAGAGAAGATCACGAAAATTGAGCAGGAGTTCACGCGTCTAGGCGTCCAGCAGATCATGCGCAAGGCAATTGAGGATGATGCCTTTTATGGGACTGGACAAATCCTCATCAACGTCAAAGGCGCAGACCTTAAAACTCCGCTGATTATCGATTCCCGCACGGTCAAGAAGGGCAGTCTCGAAGGCTTCAAGAACGTCGATCCCATCTGGACGACGCCGCTCATGTACAACGCGCTTGAACCGGCGCGCCCTGATTTTTATAGGCCAACGAGTTTTTGGGTGATGGCTCAACACTGGGACGCGACGCGCATGATTATCATGGTCACTCGCGAAGTTCCAGACATCTTCAAGCCTGGATTCAATTTCTCTGGTATCAGCCTTTCGCAACTTGTTGAGCCCTATGTCAACAACTGGCTGCGCACCAGGCAGAGCGTGTCTGATCTCATCAACAATTTCTCTATTGTGATCCTAAAGACGGCAATGGATCAGGTATTGACCGGCGGCGATGATGGCTCGAATTTGTTCGACCGCATCAAATTATTCACAGCCACACGCAGCAACAAGGGCGTAATGGCGCTCGACAAGGAACGTGAGGAACTTGAGCAGATCGCAGTGCCCTTGGGCGGCCTGCACGAATTGCAAGCCCAAGCGCAAGAGCAGATGTGCTCCGCGAGCCGAGAACCGGCTGTGGTGATGACTGGAGTCTCTCCTTCAGGGTTTGGCAACGTCGCGGAAGGAGAGATACGGATATGGTATGACTGGATTCATTCCCAGCAAGAGGCGCATGACCGCGTACCGATAGGCAGAATGCTTAATCTGGTTCAACTCAACCTGTTTGGCGAGATCGATCCCGACATCACATTTGAATTTAACCCGCTTTACCAGATGACGGAAGAGCAGATGTCCACCATTCGTGTTAATGACAGTGTGCGGGCAGGCAACTACATCGACAAGGGCGTCCTGAGCGCACAGGAAGAGCGTGAGCGGCTGGCTCGCGATCCCGAAAGCGGATACCAGGGGATCGATGTTGAGCAAGAAATTGAGATGCCGGACGAAGAAGAATTGGCATCAGGAATTGCGAGAGGCACAGCATGAGCGTTTTACCTGTACCAAGAATGCCAACCCTACTTGAGTTGGTAGACATTCGCATTCTTACGAGGTCAACGCGTCCTATTTTGCTTCTTCCGCCAAAGCCGAAAAATGAGCCAAAGTAAAATCAAAGTCGCTTGCCCAGTGTGGCCCAATGCGGGCATACGGGCGCGCTATCGTCACCGCATCGTGATGATGATTCGCGACATGGCCGTCAGTGTTGAATACTGGCTGGCATCGCGGCGCAAGAGCGATCCGCCTGTATTGGCAACTGACGCTTCGCCTGTAGAGGAAATGCGAAAGGAACTGCGCGAACTCTCGCAGCGCTGGCAGGAAAAGTTTGACGAGATGGCTCCGGAGGTTGCTGAATCGTTTCTGAAAAACCAGTTCAAAGGCACAGACTCTGCATTCAGACAGGCGCTGAAAGATGCGGGATGGTCGATTGAATTTACCTTGACTCCGGCGATGCGCGATGCGTTCGCGGCGTCACTAGCTGAAAATGTGGGATTGATTCGCTCGATTCCTGCACAGTACCTGCAAGAGGTCGAGGGCATTGTAATGCGCAACTACATATCCGGGCGCGATCTCAAGTCAATGGTTTCGGAGCTGCGCGCGCGGTACAAGGTTGCGTCGAATCGAGCTTGGCTGATCGCGCGAGATCAGTCGAACAAAGCCAATGCGGTTGTGCAGAGAACACGGCAGAGGGAATTGGGAATAACCGAAGCAATCTGGATGCACAGCCATGCAGGCAAGACGCCCCGGCCTACGCACGTGGCGATGAACCAAAAGCGTTACTCTGTCGAAAAAGGCATGTGGGATTCGGCAGTGCAAAAATGGATATTCCCTGGTGAGCCGATTAACTGTCGCTGCGTGGGGCGGGCTGTATTGCCGTGGACGCCAACAGAACAGCCTTCTTCAAACACTCAAGGAAAATAACCAACATATCGCCATTCGGATCAATAAACTCAATAGACGGTTGACTGTTGGTGTCGCATTCGCAACACAGAAACGAATCCTCGACAAACTCAGAAGTGTCAAATAGCTTCACACTTAATTCCTCCGCGGTGAGATGGCAGGGTTCAATTGCTGTTTATCCCACCACATGCGCATCATCTTTATATTAGACTTCAAACGATTTATACCGCTGTCTGGCAGTAAGCCATGTACAAGAAAGTAATTCTCGACTTTATCGGCTTTTGCTGCTTGTCGATTTAATTCAACATCAAATTCTTCTAGGGTCATTGAGCCTTCTTCTCTCTCTCGCGCCATTTCTTCAGGTACTTGCTCTGGCAGATCGGGCAGCGTTGGCGGCCGTCCTTGCCGAGCTTGAGCCGGTGTCCTAAAGCGCATACCTTAGATTTAATTGCTCCCATTCATTCAGTATAGGCAAAATTCCTTTCTTTTATCAAGAGCACTATTGCACGCCTGTTTTCATAGTGCGAACCTCTAAAGCGAGACGACCTATGGAGATCGCTTGCGACTCAGCACTAAAGAACCGGCGGTACGACGCAGACGGACGATTGCATATTCTGCGAACGCCGATCTCCAAAGCGACAGTCAATCCCTATTACGGACGCGAGATTCCAGACGCGGAGAAGCTAGGCCTGGAGCCGGAGCGGGTGTACTACCTGCTACGCGATCCGGGGGAGTTGGCGAAAGCGGCTGCGTCGTTTGCTCGGAACCAGTTGATGTTTCAGCATACGCAGGTGAGCGCGAAAGACCCGAAACAGGACTCAATCGCCGGAACAATCGGATCGGAAGTAGACTTTCAGGCTCCGTACCTGATCGCGGACTTGTGTGTGTGGGACGCGGAAGCGATAGCGGGAGTGGAGACGGACACAGTGAGGGAACTGTCGGCGTCGTACCGCTATCGAGCGGACATGACGCCGGGGATGTATGAAGGGCAACGGTACGACGGAGTAATGCGCGACATTCAAGGAAACCACGTCGCGCTAGTGAAAACGGGACGCGCCGGATCGGATGTGATGGCAGCGGACAGCGAACTGGAGACGAAAATGACGGAAACGAAATTCGGCAAAGCGCTTTACGCAATTCTCTGTGCTGCATCGCCCAAGCTGGCAGCGGACGCCGCTCTCAAGCCAATGGTGATCGGACTGACGCGCAAGCAATGCGATCTTCGGACGCTCGAACCCAAGCTCCTGGCGATGGACGCGGAACTCCGCAAGCCGGAAACGCTTGCTGCGATGCAGGCGGCGAAGGATGCCGAATCCGAAGAGGAAACCGAGGCTGAGAAGAAGGTTCGCGAAGAGAAGGAAGCCAAGGACAAAAAAGCAAAGGACTCCGAAGAGTCTGAAGAAGAGAAGAAGAAGCGCGAAGAGCGCGAAAAGCGTCGTGCTGAGGATTCCGAAGAAGAGTCCGAGGAAGAGCGCAAAGAGCGTCTCGAAAAGCGCAAGGCCTCCGACAAAAAGGCTAAGGACTGCACGGCGAAGGATGCCGAAGAAGCGGAAAAGAAGAAGGCGGAGGATAAGATGAAAACCGCGATGGATGAGTTCAAGGCCGAACTTCGCGAGGCTGATGAGGCGCGGCGCGCCGTGCGCCCCGTAGTGGGAGACGTTCTGGCGCAAGACTCAGCCGAAGGCATTTACGGCTTTGCGCTTGACCAGATGAAGGTTGACCACAAGGACGTAACCGGCGTCCCCGCTTTGCGGGCGCTATTCAACCTGGCACAGTCTGCATCGAAGCCAGCGCCCCGCGTTGCATTCGATTCGGCCAACGTCGAAGAGAAATTCGCAGGCGCAGGACGCACAATTCAGGTGATGTGAGGAGACGAACATGAGCGGTAATTTGATCGGAAGTTTTCAGACGCGGGTCAACATCTACAACCCTTTCGGCGTAGAGGGAGACTTTGCAAGCGCCAATCCTCGTGCAACGGCTCTCACGCCTGACGGCGGCGCACTCATCGCCGGACCCAATGGAGTGAACATCGGCCAATTCGCGTGGGTTGGATCGGACGGCCGCACAGTAACCAACCAGGGCCAATATCCGGCGCAGCCCGATGGTTTTGTGCATCGTGACCAGCAGGGCTTGCTCACTGAGTATCTACAAGCCGCTGGTATGCTGATTCCGCCGGGATTTCCAGTAACTCTGATGCGGCAGGGAGATTTCCTCGACAAGAACGCCGGACCGGGCTCGATCACCAAGCAGAGCACGCTCTATGCGTCGTACTTGGACGGAAGTTTGCAAACGGCGGCTGGCACTGCCGGATCGGTGACGGCTACGCTCGGATCGACCAATACGGCGAGCTTGGGCGCGACGTTCACCGGCGCAGCCTCGGTTGCATCTAACCAACTCGTTGTGACCGCAGTTACGGGACTCATCAGTATTGGGGACACCGTGGGCGGTTCGGGCATCACGGATGCGCCTACGATCATTGCGCAGACGGCAGGCACTACCGGCGGAGCAGGAACATACACGCTCAGCTCGGTCGAAACCTGCTCTGGCGGGACCGTCACCTGCTATGGGAATGTGGTGAAAGTCACGGCAGTGTCGCAGTACATCAGCGTCGGTGACTCAATCACGCACGCCAGTTACCCGGCCAGCGCAACCATCACCGGCCAGACTAGCGGCACTACGGGTTCGACAGGCGTGTACACGATGAGTGGGCGCGGAACGGCTTACGTCGCGTCAACCACGGCAGTGCTCACCTTCGGCTTGACCGTAACGGTTACGGCGGTAGGATCGGGCACCTTTGGCGTCGGCCAGCCGGTTGTGGATGCGACTACGGGCGCGAACATTCCGGCGAACACTGTGATCGAATCGCAGATCAGCGGCGCTCCTGGTTCAACAGGGGTATACACGATCAGCAACCCAGCCACAGCTTACGCAGCCGGGGATAACCTGACCACGACTGCCAGCGTTCAACTCACCAACTGGTCGGCTGTTCCGCTCCAGGGCGGTACGGCGACTGCGGTTGGGGACCTTGTACAAATCACAACGTGGGGTGTGTAATGGACCGTCATCTCGAAGCAGTATCTCGGAAGTGGGGCATCAACTTTATGGGCGTTGATGCGCAGTTGCAGCGCACCGAAAAGGAGCGCGGAGGATTGCTGGCGATGGACGCCCAGCCCGAATTGGTCACGATCTCGAACAGCGGTATTCCGGCGTTTCTGTCCACGTACATCGATCCCAAAGTGATCGAGGTTCTCGTGTCTCCAATGAAGGCGACGGAGATCGTGGGCGAGGAAACCAAAAAGGGCGATTGGACGCTGGAAACTTCAATGTTCCCCATCGTCGAATCGACCGGCATGGTTAGCTCCTATGGTGATTACTCCGAGACGGGCATCGCTGGCGCAAACGTGAACTGGGTGCAGCGCCAGTCATACACGTACCAGGTCATCACCCAATGGGGCGAGCGCGAACTCGACAAGATGGGCCTGGCGCGCATCGACTGGGCAAACCGGCAGCGGATTGCCTCTGTTCTGACACTGAACAAGTTTCAGAACAAGAGCTACTTCTTCGGTATCTCTGGCATTGCCAATTACGGTCTGCTGAACGATCCTTCGCTGTCGGCTCCTATCGCTCCGATCGCGGAAGGCACTCTGGTTACGTGGGCGCAAAAAGCCACTGACCCCAACGGTGCGGTCTACGTCTACAACGACATCAAGGCCCTCTATGGTCAGCTCGTATCTCAAGCAAACGGCTTGGTCGAACTGAACATGGAATCGCCGCTGACGCTGGCGATGTCGCCGGAGTCGCAGGTTTACCTTACCCTGACCAATAACTACAACGTCAACGTGCAGGACATGCTCAAGAAGAACTTCCCGAAGATGAAGATCGAGACTGCTCCTGAATATCAGACTGCATCAGGGAATTTGGTGCAGTTGATCGCTGACGAAATGGCCGGTCAGCGTACCGCAACCACGGCATTCACCGAAAAGCTGCGGGGGCACCCGATCAAGATCGAACTGTCCAGCTTCAAACAGAAGAACAGCCAGGGAACATGGGGAACGATCATCTTCCGACCATTCCTCA